CAACATCAGGTTCAACAACAACATTTACTGTTGACGTTGCTAACTCTGCTGCAGTTACAGTATCAACAGTTCTAACTGTTACACCAGTAACCCGCGTTTACTCTACAATTGTATGTGGAAAGCAAGCAATGGCTCAGGCTGTTGCAGAAGAGCCACACACAGTTATCGGACCAGTCGTTGACAAGTTGATGCGCTTCCGCCCAATGGGTTGGTACGGCGTACTTGGCTTTGCTCGCTACCGCGAAGAAGCACTGTATCGTATCGAAACAGGCTCATCAATTGGCGCTCTATAAGAGTTGATTGACGCTGTGGCAGGGGGGGGACTCCCTGTCACGGAGTAAGTTCACTAAGGAGGACTAATGGCTACTTGGCTATTTAAAACACCAACAGTACAAGAAGGTCCTATAGGTAACGCACGCCTATTTTACTTTTATAAGATGGATGTTGGCGTATCAGTTGTAAAAGAAGCAGGTGTTTACTATCTTGCAAGATACTTGGTAGATTCTGATATTCCCAACTACGAAGAAGTCTATCGTGGTGGAAGAAACTATGAAGTAAGTGATGCAACTAAGGCTGCTTTAATTGCAGCAGACATTGACATAACAGAGGCAAACTTCACAGAAGTGTAGGGACAATGGGATTACATCAAATACAGACACATCCAGAGTATGTAGAAGGTTGCTTTGGTTGTAAGATACAACTTCTTGAATTATCTACTGGCGATGCCAAGCGAGATATATCTGACAAGAAATGGGTCGGAGAATTGAATGCCTATAAGGATGCGAGAGCACAGGGTATTCAACCAGCAGGAACAACACATAAGCACATCCAGCAAGCATATGCTGCAAGTGAGACTCTTAATAGGCCTTACGATGCCAACACTATGCCAACTGCAAAAAATATCACAAAACAAACCGTCGAAGTAATGAAAGAAGTGGGAGCACTATAATGCCAAAAGTAGGAATGAAAGAGTTTGCTTACACAGCAAAAGGAATGGCAATGGCTAAGGCTGAGGCTAAGAAGACTGGCAAGCCAATGAAGAAGGCTGCTAAGAAGGTTGCAAAGAAGCGTTCAATGGTAAGAAAGCGTGGCATGTAATCATGGCTGCAGCAAAAAAAGCAAGACCTAAAACTTCTTTAGAAAAGACATTTGATATTAGCAAGTTAGTGCCTAAGATGACTCCACAAGACAAAGCAAGCCTTGCTCTCTTGAAGAAGAAGTATGGCAAGGATGTTTACAAAGGTTACGGCAAGTAAAAGTCGTGAAGAAAAAAGCGTTTTGGGAAAAACCAAATCCTAAAAAGAAATCAACTCCTCTAACTCCAGCACAGAAGGCTAGAGCAAAGGCTAAGGCTAAAGCAGCAGGAAGACCATATCCTAATTTGGTTGATAATGCCGCAGCAAAAAGGAAATAAAAATGAAAGACTCAAGATTGACTCGGGCTGGTGTCGCAGGTTTTAATCAACCTAAGCGTACACCAAGCCACCCTACTAAGTCACACGTTGTTGTGGCTAAGGTAGGTAGCCAGATTAAGACCATACGTTTTGGACAACAAGGCGTTTCTGGCTCACCTAAAAAAGCAGGAGAATCTGCATCCTATGCAGCACGAAGAAAGTCTTTCAAAGCAAGACACGCAAGCAATATATCCAAAGGAAAAATGAGTGCCGCATATTGGGCAGATAAGGTGAAATGGTAATGGCAATTGATAACATGGATTCAGAAGCAGCAGCACGACGTAGAGCAGGACTTACTGCTTCTACAAAGAGTGCAGTAAAGAAGAAGGCTGTTACTAAAACAAAAGTAACTCCTGGTACTAAGGTATCACAAAAGACAATTGATAACATTAAGAGCATGGGAATGTCAAAGACTCTTGAATCATTAAAGAGTATTGGACAACCTGGTGGCAAGAATGTTCCAGCAAGCAAAGAATTTATTGAAGGTGCTCGCCGTATGTACGGTAGCCGAGTAGACAAGTATCTACCTTCAACTTATGGTAAGACTGGTTATCCATCATCAGGTGGAAAGCCAGGAGCAAAGCCAGCGGCAAAGCCAATGGCTAAGCCAGCATCAAAGGGTTCATCAGCAGCAACTAAGGCTAAAGTCATTGGCGGAACAGTAGCAGCAATTGCACTAGCCGCTAAAGGTGGGTCAGCAGGTCGCAGTGCAGCGGCTAAACTTGCTCCAGGACTAGCAAAGTCAGCCGTTGGTAAGGCACTATTTGGAAGTGGCAAGCCTCTTACATCAAAGGCATTTGCAGCAGCAAAGGCTGCACCAAAGGCAAGCGCTGCAAAGGTTACAGTTGGACCTAAGGGTTCATTCGGTAAGACCACAATGCAGCAGGCTAAGTCAGGACTTGGTACAGCATCTGAATACGCATCAAAGGCTGGTCAAGCAGCAGCACGCAAAACTATTCAGTCACGTCCAGCAGCATCAGCAGATGCAGCACGTGCTGCAGCAGGTAAAGTCACTGTAGGTAAGAAGGGCTCTTTCGGAGCAACAACACTTTCCAAGAAAACAAAAAAGAAGTAATTTAAGAAAGAGGTCGAGGCATGGCAAGCATTCCTGGTTTATCATTCTGTGCTGAACTTAACCGTTTAGCAAATGGTGGAAATTATCCACTAATGACTGCGTTTAAAGAATCGCAGGGTGCTGCCAATGCCTGGGCTGGAACATCAGGTAAAGGCTTAATTGCCGCTCTTAATTATAAGGCTGACTCAACACGTCAACCTAATAATTATAAAAATCTTAATGCTATCTGTAATGAATTAGCATCTACTACTGGACTATCTGCTCTTGCAGCGTTAAGGACTATTAATGCCTAATTTGAACGACATGATTGATGAAGTGCTTATTAACCTTGCAGGTTATACATACCAGCAAGATAGAGCAACTTACATCACAGAAAACGTAAGTGATAGCGCATCTACTATTGCTAGCCCAATAACCTTACAGTTGGCCTCTACTGATAATATTGGTAAGGGAACAATTGAGATTGATGAAGAACTTATTTGGCTAGACTCATTTGACCGTGTATCTAACACAGCAACCGTTCCGCCTTGGGGTCGCAACTATCTAGGTACAACTAGAGCAACCCATACTGCTGGAGCAAAGGTTACAATTACACCAACCTTCCCACGCTATGTTATCAAGAAAGCAATCAACGATACTATCGCAGCCTTTGGCGCGACTATCTTTGCGGTCAAGACAACAACATTTACTTTTAATGCAGCACAGACAACGTATGCATTCAATAACTTAAACATCCACAATATCATGACAATGATGTGGCAAGATATTGGACCTTCTCAGGAATGGATTCCAATCCGTCACTGGTCATGGGATGCATTAGCATCTAGCACAGCATTTGGTTCTGGAGCACAGACAGTAACAATTGGTGACTGGGTACAACCTGGGCGTACAATCAAGGTTGTCTATGCAACAGACCCTGAACCATTTACAACAAATACAGAAGACTACTCAACACAAACTGGTCTGCCAAATTCCACACGGGACGTAGTAATTCTCGGCGCATCATATCGTCTTCTTACATATCTAGACCCTGCACGTGCTGCTCAGGTTAGCCCACAGGCTGACGAGACTGACAGCAAGCGTCCATTCGGCGCTAGTGGTACAGCAACTAAGCAGTTGTACGCATTGTACCAACAGCGTCTTAAGGAAGAAACAGATAGACAACAAGCCCAATATCCAATTCGCGTTCACTACAGCCGATAGGTAACTAAATGACAACAAGAAAATACTCCTCTCGCTCCCAGCAAACTACGCTAGCAGCAGGTATTACAGATACAGCGACAAGTTGTACAGTAGTATCTGGCTCAGCGTTACTTGGTGGAGCAACCGTCCCCGCTGGTACAACATTTACTGTTGTCATTGACCCAGATACAGCCCTCGAAGAAATTGTAGACGTCACAGTTGTTAGTACTAATGTATTAACAATTACCCGTGGTGTTGAGAATGCTGGCACTGGTCAGGCTCACTCCGCTGGTGCTGCTGTTCGCCATATGGCAATTGGTCGTGA